AAACAATACATTATATATTATTTCAAAAAGCAATAAAAAAAATAAAGATTTTTCTTTTGGCGAAGAAAATTTAACTTCCATCTTAGCTAGTAATTTGCGTTGTATATATAAAGAAAACAAGAATATTCATGTTACTTGTGAAGCAGTAGTTGGCAATGGTCGTTCTGATGTTCATATAAACTTGGGTAGTAAAACATTAGGAATAATCGAAGCCAAACTACTAGCTGATAATTCTAATGTGGAAAAACAAACAAAGAATGCAATTGATCAGCTTTATTCTAGGTATAGTGAGAATCAAACGATTGAAGGAGATAAAAATATAGATTTGTATTTAATATTATTCGCATATGATAAAAATTTCAACAACATGATTACATCAATAAAAAATGCTATTTATAACTATTCCAAAAAAAATAATTTAGAATATGAAGATATAGATCGGACTGAAAATGGTGTTAAATTTCTATATAAAGATACTCGTGAAGAACATGGTTTTCGAAATAAAGAAAGAATGATCCACCTCATGGTTTGTAATATGGAAATAGACTATAAAAGCAAAAGTGCTGACAGAACTAAATCTTAAATTCACATTGCCAATACAATAAACAACTATATTTATAGTAATTAGTAATCCTATTTATCTCATATTGAAATAACGTTACGCATCACGCTTCCCTCTTCACCACCGAAAATTGACTAAATTGCTAACCTCGGTGGTGGTGGCTAAGAGAGCCGAAAAATTTTCATTTCCCGAGAGTCTGACTCGTTTGGGTTTTTCACGTTCTCAGAAGAACCTAGACAATATTTATTTGAGGTAGATGATGGGATATTACAAGAGGATAAATTGCCAACGATGTTCACAGTTGGCAATTATAATGTTTACGAAAAGATTAGATTAACTTGAGCATTATCAGACGACAGTGCATCTTTAATATCAACTTTTATATTTTGCGTTGGTAATAACATCCATTGTGCTTTACCGAAGGTTTGTGGGTAACCAATACCATCATCATGCCAACGACAAGCCAATGATAACTTTTCACCACGATCCCAATAGCCTTTCGCAATAGCAAAATTATCTTTATTATAGATTATTTCTACTACTTTAAACTTACCTGTACTTTCAATCATGTTTTTTCCTTATAACAACTTTAGTCATCTTAAAAAACAAGAGCTCTTGATAGCGGTCATCAACTAGCTTCAATGAAAGAACACGTTAATCCTAACTAATATCACAGTCAAAATATAAAAAATACATATGCTTATCACCTCACATAATTAAAAGTAACGCCACCGTCTTCTCTAATGAAAGCGGTTCTCACTAAATTTCCCCCTCTCCCAAACAGTCTTCAACAAAGTACTGATCCACGAACTCGCCAACTCATAACGATCGGCTATCTGCTCTGCTGTTATCTTTTCACTAGGCATAATAGACTGCAGAACTTTTAACTGGGTTTTACTCAATTTAATTAAGCCAACTTGATGAGGAACTACACGTGCAGCTTCCATCAAATCAGTGTTGATTTGTTCGTTTTTCATACAAACCTGCATTCTTATTATCATCCTCTGATGATTTATAATGAAAAATAGCTTCAAGCAAGGTTATAGCTGTCCTTTTTTAATGTCATTAGAATATTTTCCAACATTTGATAAAAAGAGCACTTGCTCGCCGCTAAAACTCCCATATGCTTTAATTGAAAATTACCTAAATGAAAGGAGAGCACTATGAAGAAGATTATTCGATTGACAGCAACTCATGCATCAGGAAATGAATTCCAAGCAGAGCTAAACAGGGATGGTAAATATAGTCTCAATAAAAAAACAAAGGACAAAGATGGAAAGAATATTACAAATAAGGCCATCTGTAAGGTACAGGTTGATACATTAGATAAAGCTTATGAGTTATTAAAAACAAATGATTATTTAATTAATCTTGTTGGACTCAATGCCAAAGGAAAAAAAGTAAGGGGACTTAGAGAATTAGCAGCAGTCACAGCACATTTTCATTAGAAAAAATAATAATCAACGCTAGCTGCTGGCTAGCGTTATATTCTCTATTTATGTTCAAACTCTCCCCAACAAATAAACAAATTCAAGTCCGCCATTCATTCGAACATGGCCACCTCTCACCAAATACCCTCTTTCCCAAACCGTCTTCAACAAAGTACTCGCCCACGAACTCGACAACTCACAACGCTCGGCTATCTGCTCTGCTGTTACCTTTTCACCAGGCATAATCGACTGCAGAACTTTCAACTGGGTTTTACTCAATTTGATTAAGCCAACTTGATGAGGAACGGCTCGTGCAGCCTCCATCAAATCAGCGTTGATTTGTTCGTTTTTCGTACAAATCTGCATTCTTATTATCATCCGCTGAGGTTTATAATGAAAAGTGGCTTCAAGCCAGTCTGGATAAGGGTTTATCGATGATTGGATTTTGAATCGAGACAGGTGCTAGACAGGTACACCATCCTTTTTTAAGCCATTTATGGTACGTTTCTAACGCTTCTTTCTTCTGTAATTCCATATGTGTATGGATATAGGCTTGATCTAGCTTATCCCGAGCATGGTTAAGCAAGGATTCACACACAATGTAATCAATGCCCAATTCAGCCCATATTGATCGTGCTCGCTTTCTAAGATCATGGGCACTCCATGCTTTCTTTGATACTCCCCGCACCCATTCGCTGGCTTTAGCACTGTGGATTGGCTGATTATTCCAACGAGATAACGGGAACAAGTGATCACTGTTATAGCCTAGCTCACGTTGCCATGCTTTATATGAACATAATAGTTCAATCATCTCAGTGGTAAGTGGATAACTCATTGCTACGTCGTTCTTGGCGTCTTCTTTAGGAATGAACCATCGCTTTTCAATAAAACTGATGTTCTTCCATAAAGCCTTTCTGGTTTCACCAATACGTGAGCCATGCGCTAACATCATCATTAGTAGTAAGCGTTGTGGTGGTTGCTGTTGGCCAATCGCCGGCAAAATATCAATCAGGTCTTCAGTATTCACGCGACAGCCTTTGATTTGAGCTTCTGTAACGGAGAAAGTCTCAGGGAAAAACGTCTTAAATTGCACTTCTGATAGCGGATTGGCAGTGATGTGTTTCAATCGTCTAGCGATAGAGAAAGCCGTTTTCAATAGAAAGAAATTCGCCCTCACATAACTCACTGAATAGCCTTGCTCAAACATAGGCTGAATCAAGGCACTGTCTATCTTTTGATGGCCCATATCCGTGATAGCAACCCCATGAAATAGGCTCATTACATGAGTTTCAGCCATGCTTTTTAGGTTATTCAATCGCTCTTTCGTGGAACGTTTTAAAGTACATTGCCGCTGAACATGCCAATCAACCAGCTGATCTACGGTTTCAAAGCGATTACATTCAATAGTTTTACCTTTAGCTATTTGGACTGATACCGCACTCACCACATCCATAATGTCTTTGGCCTGAGTGCCAGGATATTTCGCAATTCGATATGGGTATTGTTTGCCAGCTTCATAACGATAAAACCACCACGTTCCACCGGTTCGAGATGCGTTAAACCGCAAATAAAGTGGGCATCGAATATCTTTTAGCTGGCGAACACGTTGATCATTAATATGACGTTTAATTTGAGCATCAGAGATTTTTACGGGGAGGGTTGCAGAAAAGAAGGCATGTTGATTAAAGCGAATTTTACTAGTTGTGATCATTACTCACCTATTAACGTTGCTTGAATACTCATTCGATTGGGTTGTAATCCTTGGCCAGAGAACGACACTTGATCAACAGAACATTGACCTTTGAAGGCGCGAGGGAAAGTATCATCAAGTAGCACTAACCCTTCCGCAAAAATGGTGGGATTAGGCGGTGCTTCAATGCTGATTTTCCGCCCTTGGCGTTGCATTTTTCTAAGCTCTGCAGCACACGCTTGTTCTGCTTCCTTTTTGGTGTTCTTATCTTTGCCTAATGACTTAAACGGTTTACTCCCTACTTTGACCTGTTGCCGGCTTCCATCTGCCGTTGAACTATAAAAAGCCTTAACACCATTAAAATCTTGGCGACCATCTAGCTCTGCAGACACATTAACAAAGTCACTATTGCCCGGATGATTCACCACAGGGAGTGACAGCGTAACGCTTTCAATATTCTTACCTGAAGCACTACGTTGTTCACCAATTGGCACAAAGATAAACCGCCCTTCAACAGGTTTCGCTATTGCATCATAAGACTTGGCCAAGCGGTTCATAAATGCTGGCGTACTTTCATCAGAACGATCTATATGCTCGATTTCAATTTTTTGTAATCGCGGATGGACAAAAACATCAAAGCCATGAGGGGTAAGACAGTCATACACTACTTGTCCTACTGTTGTTTTATCCCAACTGCACGACTTACGTTCACGATAACCACTTTCATCCTTGATAGAGAAAGGCGCAACCGTGAGAACTAACGTGATCTCTCGTGGGTATAAACTCACTGACCGTTTTGATATCTGAAAACTATCCCGTACAACATCCCCCAATCGCACCGAATAACGTTCACCTTTGGGTGGCAGTCCATCAACATCATCAGAGCTCACCACCAAAGTGACATTATCGCCTTCGGTACCGTTGCCATCATTCAACCTCCATGACTTTAAACGATCCAAAATCAAATCAGCATTATTACCTATTAGATGAAACATTCTTTAATCCCATGATTTAATAACACGTTGCGTTTTAGGTACCTGCTTAACTTGAGGTAACACCACTTCGGTATCGACAAAAAAAACCTCACGCCGAACGTGAGGATTTAATTGATAGAAGGCTTGTTCTATTTGGTCATTATCTTGGCCAGTGTGTTTATAAAGTAAATCGGTGATCAACTCACCGGCTTTGGCGCTTACCTTCACTCGCGGTACTCCTTCAATTGCAACATAACATCTGTCACCATTGCTTGACCGTTATGGATCAATGCCGACTTACCTTCTTTCAGTTGTTGAATCGTCCATTTACCTAAGTTAATACCTTGGCCATCACTGACTTGTTGTGGTAATTCAATCAACGTTCGCAGCTTTTCAACTGACTCTTGCGCCCCGTATTGCAACCATTTTGCGGTTATATCAAGGGTTTCAAGCGGTCTGCCCGTCATTTCAGAGCGGGCGTCATAAATCAAACTGACTTCTGAATACGCGCCTGGTGATGTTCGTTCAAACTTCATAATCGGTGTTTTGCCACCCACAGAAAAAACGAACTCACCAATCACTAAGTGGTGCATAACGATCCTTAGCTATCTCTATCAATAGCTGCATAACTAAATTGGGTGGATAAGGTGTTCTCGCCCATTAATGACGATAATTGTTGATTCATTTGACGGGTAATTTCTTGCGCTATCAGCTTTTCATCTTGACCCGCTGCAGCTGTTATTTGAAAGGTAGGTGAAAATGATATGGGTGGGCTTTGCTTGGCCATCGCTTCTTTGTTTTGAACTTCATCGACCTTTTTAGCGGTTTCTTCAGGTGAATCAAGTTTCTTGCCAAACCAGCCGCCGAGCATTTCACCGCCCATGCCACCCGCAATAGAACCCAACAAACCACCAATCGCGGTACCTATACCAGGCAAAATAAAAGTACCAATGGCAGCACCTAACGCACCACCGCCCATAGAACCACCAATATCACCTAATGCACCGCCAGTTTGTTCCATATCACCATTAATGACACCTTCAGCAACAGAAGAAGCATTCATCATCATTCCTAGCGGTTTCAATACCTTGGTCAGCCCTGTCTTGCCCACGGTTTCAGCAATATCACCACCAATACCAATCACATCCATGGTATCTGATGCCATCGCGCTCATGGGGGTTAACGCTAATCCTGAACCCGCCAATGCCATGGCCATACCTTTAGGCGTGATATGACTCATCAATGATTGAGCACCTGAACCCACTTTTTGAGCGATACGGCTTTCAGTCACCGTATTAACCATCGAACCTAAACCCGTAGATTTATCTTTTATAGTCGTTAATGGTTTACTTTGAGGATCAATAACATCTGATGCTCTTGCCGTCATTGGCAGTAAAGCTGATCCTGCTAAAGCTAAGCCAGCCCCTTTGGGTGAAAAGACATGATCCATTAAAGACTGAGCGCCAGAGCCCACCTTTTGAGCCATACGACTTTCCATAACAGAACGAAGTAACCCACCGAGTCCTTTACGCCGACCACGAACACGGCGACGACCTTTACGCTTTTTACGGGAACGAGCGTCTTTACCTACACTGCTATTGCCTTTACTTTCTGGCCCTTGGCTAGATGAAACAGCTGCATTTAAGCTTCGCCAACGTTTGGCTGCTAATGCTGCAATCCGTCCACCGTCTTGGGTTTCACGGTTTAAACCTTTCGTAAATAAACGGGTTTTATCCATCGAGTTACCAAAGACGAGCGATAAGGCTTTACCTGCTAATAACACCCCTTTCAAACCAATAAATGCTGCAACACCAAGACCTACCGCTTGAGTAACACCGGTATTCGCTTCAGCAAAGTTAGCCAGTAAATCAACACCTTTACCTAACGGTTCAAGTACCCAATTAAGAGCTGGCAATAACGCGGTACCAAACACCACGCTGAGTCGATTTAACTTATTCACGAACATATCAATGCCACTACCTGTGGTACTGATTCTGGCATTGTATTCTTGGTCAAGAGAATCAAGGTGAACAGTAGAATCTTCTTTTGATAACGTTAACAGCTTCGAGAAATTTGCCATATTGCCCGAGAGTGATGCCACTGCACCTTTGGCTTCTTCACCAAATATCTGACTCAATATGGCGCTTTTATCTTCTTTTGGTGCCTGATTAACAGCATTAAGCACTTCAATCAGCGTACCTGATGCATCCTCTTGCATTCTTGCGGCAATATCATCTGCATCTAAACCAATTGAGGCCATCGCCTTTTGTTGAGTACCACTTGCTGCATCACCTAACGTCAATCGACCAGAGATATTCTTCAAAGCCGTTGCTGCACGCTCTTCACCCATGCCTAATGACAATAATGAAGCCGATAATGCCGTAGACTCATTAACTTTAAAGCCACCTGTTTTGGCTGATGCCCCTTCACGCGCCATCACACCCGCAATATCTTTTGCTTTGGCATTTGAGTTATTTGAAAGGTAGTTAGCAAGACCAGCTACATTCATTGCCCCTTGTTGATCAACACCTAAGGCCGCTTTAAACACAGATAAGGTTTCACCTGCTTGACCCGCATCCATATCAAAGGCAACCCCCATCTTGGATGAATCAAGTACAAAGTTTTTCAGTTCATTGATGTCTTTAATGCCACTTTGACCACCAGCGGCTAACATCGCATTGATATTATCGGCACTCATGGGTGTTGTGGTTGAGGTTTTCAGCGCCCACGATTTCAATTCTGTGGACTGCTCATCACTCATGTTGACGACTTTTTTTACATCAGCAAATGAGGTTTCATTTTTAATCGCAGTCCAAATAGATCCAACAATCGGGGCTGCAGCTGCCGCTAATCCTGTTGCTTCACTGCCTATTTCACCTAACTTCGCTTTGCGACTATCAATCCGACCTTGAATTGATTGCATTTCTTTCAATCGAGCATTCTGCTTTTCAAGAGCTAGAGTGGCTTTATCGGCTTGCTGCTTTAAACGGTTTTGTTCATCACCAAGTTTATCAGTACTGACACCCGCCGCCTGCAGTGAGCTTTTTAACTTGTTTAAGGTGTTATGTTGCTTCTCTTGCCTGTCGGTTAACTTACCCAATTTACCGCTGGCACGTTTATAAGCGACAGAGAGATCATTGGTTTGGGCTTTGTTCTGATAAATCTCAGTATTTAACACTTCAAGTCGAAGTTGGGCTTCTTTTAGCTTAACTTGTAAGGCTTGCGCCCCTTCCTTTGAGGCTTGTTGCATTTCCTGATTTAACCCACGAATTTCGCTCTGAGTTAAATTGTATTCACCCCGTAATTGAGTGGTTTTCTGCTTACTCTCAGCTATCGCAGCACTAAGAGACGTCATGGTGCTTTTGGTTTCAGTTAATTGAGCCGATAGCTTTTCAGCTCTAAGCTCTGCCGCTTCAAAGCCTTTAATGCCCTTTAGCTGACCATTTAACGACTGAACCTCACCCCGTTGTTCTGCCAGTGCTGCCGTTAACCGCTCTGTTGCGGTAGTGGTTGAAACAATGTCTTTAACGCCTTTGACTGACGCATCTAAGACAAAACTAATCTTTTCGGTCATTGTTTGACTCCGAGCTTAGATAAGATCAATTCATAACGCCGTAATGCCTGATCTTGTGACCACTCTCTGAGTTCACTTTCAGTGGTATTACGGTGCATTGGGATCAAATCAATCAGAGCTTCGACGTCACGGGGCGAAAATAATCCCCCGCAAGTTGAAAAAAAGCGCCCACCTGCGGTTTAATGGCCAAGTAATCATTCAATGCCATCGCGTCCATATCTTGTTTATCTAAATGACATACCACTCTAAACATAAATTCTTCACGTTCGTAATGATCATCAATATCTGCCAATGCTTCAGAGTGTTTCACCTTAGGAACCGCAAATTTAATGTGGCTAATGGTTTCTTCTAGCTCATTGGTAAACGGAAACGCCAAATCAAATTCAAAGTCTTTACCCGTTAATGCGTGATCATTCATTTCATCGGATGGCGTTAAGATAAAAGCACGAATATCTTGATGTAATTGAGTGAAATCAGGCACCGACAACTCTTCAAACTCAGTCGGTGTTAAGTCCGTACAGGCTAAAATCATCGCCTTAAACTGCTTAAATTGTTCCGCTGCAGACAGATCATCTTTCATCACAAAAGGCAACTTGCGGAACGCGCCTAAGGTAATGGTATTAATCGTTAATTTATGGCTACCTGAACGGGTGAAAAACGGAAGTGTGATTTGTTTATTCATTGTTTTCCCTAAAAATTCATCAAAAAAAAGCGCCCGTAGGCGCTATTCGTTACTCAAGATAAAATCAGATTTAAATAATGCCGGCTAATCCCATCAAATCGACACCACCAATAATGGTTTTACCGGTATTCACATTGATATCATGAACCAATAACCCCGTATCATATTGAGTATAGGCTTTACAGGTACCTTCAATGGTAATGGTTGGCTTCTCGCCCATCTTCACGGCTTCTTTCTTAATAGCGGTGATCGGTCCATACATTGAATAGGTTTCCACATAGGGAACACCATCGGTACTTTTGCCTTTTTCAACTACGTTAATCTGGGCATTGCCCATGGTGTACTTACCTAAAGAGCGCGATAACACCCCATGCTCACCTTTCACTTTTAACGACCAACTGAGCTTTTCTAAGCCTACGGTATCTTCAGAAGCCACAAATGCGCCTTCGTTATTGGCTAACTTGGCTTTCACTTCCGGTGGCGTAAAGTCCACGATTTCATTCATCAATGGCACAGATTCAACCTGTGCCGTAATGCGCATACGAATACGATCAGCCATTTACCACCTCATCAAGCCATGCTGCAATTAACCCGTTATCAACACTCATTTCATACACCATGTGTTCATTTGGTGAATAGCGGCCATAGTTCACGCATAGGAACCATCGACCCGCCGTGTAATTTTCAATATTATTTTTGGTGGGATGAAGAAAGGCTTTAAACACCGGGATCACGGTCTGCGCCACTAAGTCCTGCCCCCAATTGGTTAAACGATCAACAACTTGCTGCATGAACTCTTCAGTCAGTTGTTTACCTAATAACGGTTGGCTGGTTTCTTCTAACTTACGTGCCATCAAGTCTTCTAAGCCAACATGAGAGATAAAACGTCCGGTATTAGTGCGGTTACCAATAATCGAATAACCACCCATCCGTGTATGCGCTATCGTCACCACGCCATGTTTATTCAGAAAGTTTGCTTGGGTGGTTTTATCATTAATTTTATAGGCAATGTTACGGGCGGTTTCATCACACACCACAGAGCGATTTTGTGGGCTTTCCCAACCGGATACCGAAGCCATTGCCGCCACTAAAGCAATGGATGCAGGCATTAATACTTGTACGCCATCGTAAGTTTTCATAAACCAAGGATCGATAATACACAGTTTATCTTCGCCCGTTCCTTCCGCGCCAAACCCTGCCGCAAACTCAGCGGCAGCCATATCATTGGTGTTTGGACCATCAAGCACCGGACGACAACGCACATCACGCCCTATTAACGCTAACTTTTGTCCTACCGTTTTTGAATGAAAACCAGGGGCGGCAATAATGGTTGGGGTTTCAGGGCAAGCCTTAACGGTTTCCAAACCACGAATGGCACCGGTTGCTGAATCCACCCCACCAATCACATTGGCTTCTGTTGCTGCAGTATTCGCACCGACTTCAACTACCGTGACATAGAGCGCGCATTTCACGTACTCAAACAAATAACGCACCACTGTAGGTAATGAACCTTGACGGTTACCGGTTGAATCTAATGCCATCATCGCATCAGCATAATTCCATAACCGTGTTGGCTCATTATAAGCAATAGTGCCGCGTTTATCGGGAGCCGTACCAATCAAGTGCACCACTTGTTGCGCTAATGGCCCCATACTTGGTTGCGGTTCTATGGTACGAACCTCAACCCCGTTTAATTCAAAATCTTGAATGGGTGCTAATGAACTCATTGTTGCTGTCCTTGGGCTTTTTGTTGGGCAGAAAGTTGTGCCGGTTTACCAATCTTGCCATTCATCAGCAAAAAGGCGGTTTGGGTTGGATGTAACGCAATGGTGTTATCTGCAGGTGAATACCAACGCCCATTTAAACGAAAAGGCTGCAAGATCGGATGATCTTGCAGCCCTGTTTGATTCAAGGTTGCCATGTGGTGTCCTTTAAATGTGAAATTTAGGTGTAAAAAAACCGCTGACTAAGAGCGGTTTCTAAATAGTTGGCTTCGTTGGCCATACGATATCATCAGGATTATCGTAAGTTTGGGGAATATCGCGTAATGACTGACGATATATTTTCCATTTTTCAGGAATAATTTGTCCTGTTTCCTGTGATTGAATAATCACAAAATCTGTTGCTTTTAACCGAGCATCTCGCTGTGTACGAATAGATTCCCACTCAATATCTCGTATAATCTCACTCTCTGGACGACCATAATTAAAATTCTGTTCCATCATGAAAGATCCCACTGTGGTTTTGTCATTGATAAACGATTTTTACATGGTTGCCCACGATTAGAGGTATAAGTAACATCAACACCAAAAGCTCTACCTGCACCACAATGATATCGTGTATCAACTTTTAATGTCACGCGAGCCTTCCCTGCATCATATCCTTGACCAATCGTACGAAATGAAACTGAAATAGTGCTACCTTGCATATCTTTTGTAATATCGACTTCTTTCTCTTCATTATTAGGTTCAGAAATAAATATTTTAATATGGTTGCTCGCTGATATTTTTTTAAATTCTACTTGTCCTGCAACTGAATCACTAAATGATGTTCCAGTAAAAATAAAATGATCAGTATACCCATCAGAAGCCCCCATACCTCTATGGGATGATATGTATTCAATTTTAAATATATCACCCTGACTACCAAAGCCACTATTCGCAACAAATTCTAATATATTTAAAAAAGAAGGAGCCTGAGGACTAGAACAAGTAGGAAAATTACTATCAGGACCTCCTGTTGATGTATACCCTCCGTTATTAAAAGTACCGCCAAAGAAAAACCGTCGAATCCCTCCTTGTTTATACACTTCAATACCATTAATAGTTTCAGAAAAATTAGCTCGCCATTTTTCAAATTCACTTTCCGCTACTTCAACCTTCTTATCAATCTCCCCAATCTTGCCATTCACGGCACCCGTAAGGTTTTCTGAGGCTTTAACTAATGCCCCGATTTGTTGTTCTAAACTCATTGATTAACTTCCATTAATTGTATTCGCCGCATCATTAAACGATGCGGCAAGTCGTGTAAAACCATCCGCAATCTCTTGCTCTAATGTCGATATTTGGCCTGAGGTTGCATAGTGAGCGGGCGCGTTACCACCAAACAATGTGGTATCTGCCGCTTTTCCTCGTTTAGTGAGAAATTGTGCATCAGCCGCCGTGATGCTATAGACCTGATTGGTATTGGCTTTCTTGGCTAATTCCGCTGTCATAGTGGCAGCAAAATGCGGATCATTACCTAGCGCCTTGGCCAACTCTTCAAAGGTATCTAATACTTCAGGTGCCACGCCTATCAATTGCTTAATACGGGCATCTATTTGTGCCGGTGTTAAGGTATCAATCGTATCGGCTTTATCATCAAGTGCCGGAATAGTGACCTGCAGTGTGACATTGCCTGAACCATCAAAAGACACAGAGCCATTGGCATCACGGCCAAGGGTGATGGTGCGTGCTAGTTTGAGTTTATTGGCCGTTGCTGTGTTAGCACCTAAGGTCGAAAGCGGATCATCAAGATAAGAACGTGAATAGATTTCTGTTTTGTCAGCTTTTAATCGCAACTTGCCATTAATCACACCCATCACGTTATTGAGTGCCGCTATCATTTGGTCAATTTTATTGTTTAACACTTTCACTCCTAAGCTGACAGTTCCCCCGCCTGAAAGTTAAACCCGTTGGTGATGCTGATAATGACGCTATCTAACAATGTTGCAGTTGATTGGGTAACTTCAGAAGCCGCCACTGCTAAGGCTTTAGCTTCTGCAGCCGTAGCTAAAACTTCTTCACTTACTGTACCCACCGGCCCTTGCTGACCAATCGTTACCACTTGAATATTGGGTTTCACTTGTTCTCGAACAACAGCTATCCCTTGCGGTAACCGCACTGTTATCACGCGGTCAGTATTGAGCGTAACCAACACTTTTGCATTTGCGCTAATCATCAACCGCCCCTTTTATCAGTACAGCAGGACCACGTAAGATGCTGTAAGGATCACCACTTGGAAAGGTTACCCGCACTTCATAACTCGCGTTCTCCCATGCTATTGGTTGATGGCCTTGGGTTTGGTCGTGCGTTACTTTGATATCGAGTGCATCGCTTTGCTGTGGGTGTTCAATAATGGTGATATGTCCAGATTCTGTGGTACCACGCACCAACACATCACCATCAATAGAGCGAACAACGAAAACAGCAGTACACCCAAACAATTTCACATAAGGATTGCTGTCATCCCCCGTTGTCCAGCTAACATCAAAGCCAAAGGTTGTGCCGGCAATAATGCTCAGTAACGGTGGTCCCTCCATTGTGCATGCCATAATCCCTCACACTCTTTTCTCTAGTTCATTAAACCGAAATAGCAATTCAAGATGGCGCGACATATTGCCAATTTGAGCCGTTGCCATAGTGGTTAACTCTTCACCCAATAACAGGTTTATATTGTCATTACCGACCTCAATTGTGATGCTATTTGACGGTAATGGGGAGACATCTAACGTGAACTTCTGCAACCAACTGGCATTGGCTGATTTATACGCCAATAAAGTATTCGGCACTGAATAGACCGCTAACAAGGTGCCCGTTTCTAAAAAGAACCCAACTTCTCGCACTTCATATTCCAGATTACCTTTAAATACCGCCGCCATACGTAGTTGTGTGGGGCTCAACTCTTCCCAATCTGAAATCAGTTCACGTTGCTTTTCGTTGTACAACGCTTTTTGTTCAGGTGTTGGCTGATAGCTGCGGTCACCTGCCGCTATCCATTTAATCGCCCCTTTGATGCCTTGGTTTTTGGCGCTAATTAGCTCTGCCAATCCCACTTTAGTAAATTGAACAACGGGTGAACTCATGTTCTTGCTCCTAACGTTATATCGGTACTCATCACCATACGCATACCACCTGCAAAATAGCTTCCACCTACACACCACGTATCATTGGGCATAACTCCCTGATATGACTCATCACCGACCGTGGTATGAAAGTGACTACCTGACACACCAAAGGGAGCCAATACCAGCGGTGATGGTGGCATGATGCCAGTAGCTGAATCATCGTAATCAACAACGGCTGGCTGTTTTACCCCTGAGAACGTGAGCCCAGTGTCTAAACCAAAGGCTAAAATCAGTTCAACGGTGTCACGCTCAGACTTGGTATTTTCAATCCGTGTCAGCATCCGTTTAGCCGTTTTTTGATTCACTGGCTCATTACGTTTCCAAGCCACTACCTCTATATGATAAGGACCTGGCGGCGCTTCCATTTGATACCAAGGGGTAACTTCAATATCACAATCCAACGCATCCATAGCCACCGCTAAACCGTGCCGCGTTCCCGCTTTTCGATGAATTTCAAAAGCGTTATCGGCCGTTTTACGTTGCTGCTCTAAGGAATCTTCAGGTCGCCAATCGGTTACCCCTCGCTCACCAGCGAGTAAGGAAACAAAGTGCTCTGAGGTTAATCGTGGTTGTTTCAGTTCAGGAAAGGGATCGCGTTGGTTCGCCAGTAAGGTATGCCAAGCATATTCTAAGGATTCTTCAATCAGGGTGCGATTTTCAGGTTGAACAGAAATAAAAGGCTCAGTCACCTCGAACATCAATGATCACCTCCGTACAATACGGCGCTTGATCCCACTGGCAAATAACATCAGCGGCAGGTTCATGAACTTTGGCGCGTTTTGCCCCTAACTCATAAAGAATGTGTGCTACCTCTTCTCTATCAACAATGCCATTGAGCTTATGGCGTTTTTCAGCTAACGCCCATGCAGCTTGTTCGGCTTGGGCTTTATCAACATGCGAACTTGGATCAGAGCCGGTATACACCGTGGCCACAATTCGATATAGCTTTGGAGCCGCACTTTTCGTGGTGATTTCATCAGACTCTTGAGCTATATCATCACGTTGAAGGTAATCAGCCACCCGCTTTAATAACGCAGCACTGGCAATGCCTTGTGGATGTTCTCGACTCAGCACTGCCACACACACTTTGCCAGAGTTAGGCGATAACATTTTAGGCATCGCATCTTTAACTGGCATTGGTCTGTTTAAGTGCTGAAATTCATACCGCATCACCACCGCATCGGGTTCTGATTCAATCTTTATCAGCGGCCGTTCATCTAAGGTCAGCGCATGGAATTTATACCCCATTCGTGTACCTGTGGTATGGAACTGATAAGGCGCTAAATCAAACCGCTGCAGCAGGCTTGCATCTGATTCCATGATGGCGGGTTTTGGTGGGAAAATACTGTTATCGCTTGGCGTTAATATTTGCCGCTTTAAGCCATATTGCAATGCTAGTAAATCCACCATATCGGATTCAGTGACGAACTTACGAAACATCTGCAAAACTTGGTGATTCTGCTCTCGAATCTCAGCCACTCGCTTTAATACAAACGCCTGAGTCACTTGTGCCAGCAGTTCACCATCATTGGTCATCGCTTGGTGTAATAATTGCGCCTTATCAGTATCGGACTTAGCACAATACGCCACCGCAGCTTCAATATACTCACTCAATAAGGTTTCAAATTCAGGTACCACAAACGCTTTAGGTAAACTCATAACCGCACCTGTAATTTAATCTCATTGCCTTGCCATACGCCTTTCACCACCACTGAAAACCCCGTATCACTTGCTATGGCTTGGCACTGTTTGGCTTTAAATTGGATTAAACCATTAGCAGGATTAGCCAACGCTTCAAGGGATAGGTTTTGTACTATCATGGCTTCCGTTGGGCTTTGCATGCGACCTAAACGGGCAATGGCTTTATTGCCTATTTGGCGGCGCTTAATGCGTGAGGTCATTTGTGTTGTCAGGATCCGTTCAAAGCGACACGTTAACGCTGCAATACCTGTGACGGTTTTCCCTGTTTTAGGATCAATCCCTATCATTGTTGTTGCCCCGTTTTACTGGTGTTAGGGTTTCCATGCATGTGGATATGATCGTTATAAATCTTACGATCCGCAGCCATCGAACGAGTACCATCAGCAACATCACCCGAAGCACGATAATTACCCTCTTGTTCTATATCACCCACCACTTTGACACCACCAGGATAATGCGCCGTTAATGCACCAGTATCTAAGTCATAACACTCAGTCATACCGTTGCCGTAATCGGTCATCACTTGGTTTTCTTCAGTAGTAGGACAAGGAAAGTTTGTTGAAGGTAATCCCATCAGAGCAACGGAATTATTGAGGTTATCACCACAGCCTAAGTTAATCAGAATGCACTGCTCACCGACACTAGGACGGCGATAATGACTGACTCGCCCCGCACTATGAACAAAGAACGGCACCCGCGTTGCCTTATTCTGACCAGTGGTAACATCAACGGTTTGTTCTGATGTCGCAGCCACCACACCAAGGCGAATAATATTGTTTGAAGAACGGCGGTTTTCTTCCATTTCTTCACGCAAAGCTATCACTTCTTTTTCTAACGAACGGATCCGTTCAACTAATGCCCTCAACATTGGCTTTCGTTCCTATAATCTCATGCCAATCGTGTTCAATCGGCCCCATAAAAATACGCTGCTTGATAGTAACAACCCGCAAGAACACCCCATTATCAGGATTAAAACGGCGCGGCAGATTTGAAATCAACCGCGCCTCTTCAACATCATCCACACAACCAAAACGTTGATTGAATAACTCACGCTCAATACGGCTTGATAAGTCCAACGCCACCACATCAAAGTTAGCTTGAGCAATAGGCACTTCAACCAAGAATCTCAGCTCAATTTCATGGATTTTACGACCATCATTGTTGGTGTGATTAATGGATTGGCATTCACCACATTGGTAACGCACGATAGGCGCACTTGGCTCTGTTTCTTCACGTTGATAAGCGGTTTCTATCTTGCCGAGCTGTAAACGCTGCTCTAACTGTTCAATAACGGCCATCACCCATTCACTGGGTGCCCGAAAGAATGAATTGGAACTCACGATGAAAAAACTCCTCAAATTTACGGTTCAAATCAGGTAAGTAGGAATCAATAATCTCTTCGGCTTCTTCACTAATATCGATGGTGACTAACTTAATGGATTTTCGACCTTTATTTTCACGGCGAAAGACCAACAGTTGATCACTGTCCATTGGTGAGATAAACGCACCATCATAGAAATGGCTACCCACTTGCACCCCTTTACCATTTTGAACTGGTGTCCCTAATCGATGTACACCAAGACTTCTTACCCCCACCCACAGCTTTGACATACCGCCGTTTTTATAGGTTCTAAAACGGGTGGTCATGGCTTTTGTATCAATACTGAGTTCATAGCCTAAATCAGCCATTGAAGCCGCCCTTAACCAGCGATTGGTTTTGATCATCGCTTGTTTAGCTGCTTTGGCTAATTCATCAGGTAGGTAAGAAAGACGGGCAAGAAAACGGGTGTCCAACACCATATTAGTATTCAGAGAAGTCATGCTTAATCCCTGCTTGAGACAGATTTAAAACATATTCACGCTGCAGCTGACTCTTTTGCTTTCCTTTGCCTTGTTCATGGCCAGAGAGCACCAAGCTATAACGCTTACCTTTTATCATCATGGTTGATAACGGTGGTAAACAACTCCCCGTTAATAACCGTTTAATAGCATGATTCTCTGATGATTGGTGTTTGATATAACCTTGAATTTTTCGCTGTTGGCCATCAGGTAACATCACCACTAATTCACTGCCAAAGCACTGCTGAATAGAAGCTTGAATCAACTGCCGAGCATCATCAAACGCACTCTTCATTGATTCCCCCCCCTTTGTGAATTAACTGTTTAAGGCAACACCCATCAGCAATACGCCGCTATCAATGAATGAGCCGATAGGAACGGTCACCGCGCCATCACCTGTTGGTGCGGTTTTAGTAAATACACCACTATCAAAATAAGCCGCTTCACCCACAAAGGATGGAGAATCGCCGGCTTTAATGGGTCCATCAAACAAACCACGATAAGTACAGCTCACCACTTGGCCTTCTTTAGCCGAATAATTAGGTACCACAATCAACGCACCATATTTAACCGGCACATCTTTCTCAAAGCCACCCACAGGCGCTTTTAAATCAATCTTTAAACCATCAGCAATACGCATAGTGTTTTCTGTCCATGTGTTTATTACGCTTATAAAAAAGGATGCCGAAGCACCCTATAACAATCGCTATTATTTATTGGCAAACGTTGCCTGAGCAATGCCTCGACGATCGAGCACTTTCGAGGTCACATCATAAGTAATACGGAACTTCGCACCGTCACTGCTCCAACCATCTCCCGTTTCTAACCAAGGATCTTGTGCGCCATCAAGGAAGCCCATCACCACCGAATCAAAGTCTTTACCGGTTAATGCAATCGCACCATTAATCGAAGCTAATCGTGCGGTTTCAACCACCTTGGCAAACTTCTTATAGGCTGGGTTAAACGTATCAGGTTTACTGGCCGTATTAAGTACCGCTTCTAAGAATGATGCATGGTCAGGGTTAGCCAGCAGGATTTCACCACGTAAATCTAACGCATCACCTTCAGAGGTGGTCGCGGTTGCAAAGGCTTTATGCAGCGCCATCACTAAGGCTTGGTAATCAGCTGCAGGAATATCATTAACTAAGTTGCCCCACTTATTCGCGCCACCCGCTTGGAACACACTCTTACCATCACCCATTTTTCCGCTAAGAATGGCGTTAAACATCAACTTATCCGACAAGCGATAAGCCGATTGCATGAACTTACGCGGAATTTTTGAGATCAAGGCAATCTCATCATTGATGATAGCTTGACGAGTAAAGGCAATTTCACGACCAAAACTGGCTAACTGAATTTTCTCACCACTGCCTTTGATGGTGGCTGATTTGTATTCACCGTCTTCTGATACCGCCATTAAATCAGGCGCATCATTAATCAGAATTAAATCGGTTTCTTTAAAGTTAGGCAGGTTTTCAGTATTTGCTAAGTCTCGCCATAATGGTGCACGTACTTGTGCTTCATCTCGCATCACCGTTCGTACACTTTCGGTGATGATGTCTGAAAAATCGCCGCTGTTAAACGCACGAGCGACTAATTCATTCTTGTTGCCACAATATTTAGCATCCTTACCTACAGCGATTTCAGCCATATCAAGTAAGGTTTTTAAGCGGTACGGGTTATCTTTTTCAATTTCTCCCGTACCACAACGAGCATTTAGCGCATTTTGCAGCGCATCTTTAGTGGTATTGCCGTTGCCCACATGAATATGGGTATTGGTTAACCCTGTTGGTGGTTGTTCTGCAGTGGGCTCTTGACCATTAATGGAAATCGAACCCAAGTATTGCAGTATCTTGAGTGAGCTATCTTCAGCACTGCAATTTAAATCATTAAGCATTTCATCACGCAGGGTGTCACTCACCTTATGGGTTGCACACAAAGCACGAATAGTCGATTGACGTTGGTTCTCGTTTTTTAACGCATTTTGTAATGCATCGTTATCGATAGGTTTAGGCATAGGATCACTTTGTTGGTTTATTAGAGGTTCAGGTATTGGCGTTGCTGGCGGTTGCACAAGCTGATTCAATAAATCATCAGGGGTATGTTTAAAGGCTTTGGCTTGCAGTTCAGTGGCAGAGACTTTTTTAAGGCAATTTGATAAGTCCACGGCATCAATCACCGCATCAATCAAACCAAACTCCAATGCTTGACTGGCGGTGAACCAGGTTTCTTTTGCCATCGCTTGCAGCACATCATCTAACGACTTACCACAGCGTTCGGCATAGGCTTCTGCAATGGTTTGCTTGGCGTTCTTTAGTTGGGTTAACGCACTTTCTATTTCATTTTCACCACCCCAAGCACCAATAGCGGGATCATGAATCATCAGCTTAGCGTTTTCAGGCATTTGAATTTCATCGCAAGCCATTAAGAAATAGCTAGAAATCGATGCTACTAACCCATCAACGATGCCAATGGTTTTACCTTTGTGGGCTTTAATGGCGTTATACATCGCCAACCCTTCATAGACCGAGCCACCATAACTTTGAATACGGAACTCAGCATCTTGCGTACCGACAGACTGCAGGGCTTTGATTAAATCAATGGCTTCAATGTCATAACTACCAATGTCACCATGGATCCACACCTTCACCGGTTGGCCTTCGCCTTGGTTATTAAGCGTGAACCACGATTTAGTTGTCTTTGGCATGTTGTGCCTCTTTGGTTGAATGTTGGATCTTCGTTTGAACGTTATGCGCAGGATCAGCCGTACTCACAATGGCATCATCATTCATGGCTTGGCGTTCGGTTTTTATCTCGCGGCGTACAGCAACAGGGTTATAGTTGCGTTCACGTTGGAAGTGACTGAGTGATTGCAGCCCTAACCGAGTCCCTTTTTCAATGCCGGTCATCTCTTTAGCGGGATCAATCCATGGCATCACAGGGGCTTGATAAATGGCGTTAAGTACTGAAACCACATCCACTTCTTTAGGCACCACCAATTCCCGCGATAAAATCGCCATCTGCAGTGCCATTCGATATTGAGGACGGGTCCAACTAGTAACGAACTTACGTTGTAAAATGCGATAACGGGCAAAGGAATCAATCAGCTCTTGCCGTTGGGCGGAATAAGAACCAGTGTAATGACGGGTTACGCTCGAGCAGTTAACACCGGCACCTGATGCCGCTAATCTCATTTGAGCATCACGAAATGGACTGCTCATGGCTTCTTGGCGCTTGCTTTCAACAATGCCAGCATCTTCACCAGGGGCGAGTTCAAAACTGTTCCCCATCCCTAGAAAGATATCGCCACCACGTTCAAAGTTATCAGTCTCACCGGAACCCGTATCTCGTTTAATGAAGTAGGCAAAGCGGCTGGCAATCTGTGCACTGACTCGTTCTGATTGATCGTAATCTTCAATATCTGCAATCAAATCTAAGACCGAATGCAGCAGTGTTACCCCTCGGTTTTGATGAAATCGACGGGTAAACTTCAAATGCGCCACAAACCGCGCATCCACTTCCGCAAAAGAAAAGCCATGCGCATCACGCTGAATCAGTAATGACACCATCTGACCTAAACCATTACGGCGAATACCTTCATACATGCCCTTTTCAGGCTCGTTGATATTCAATGGTATGTAATCAGGTTCAAACGGCTGCACCCCAAACGGTGTTGATGATGGGTATTCAATCCCTGCATCTCGTCCTAGGTAATAACGGGCAAACACTTCACCATCTCGCAACCACGTTCGACAAGCTAACCATTCGGTTTCAGCCCGTGATAACTCACCATCAATGTTCTGTTGCAATGAAAACCGTTCAAACCATTCGCTGATCTTACGGGCAAAGTCAGTGTGAACATCACCGTTCATGTCTAGCGGCTGTGGTTCAATCATAATGCCGTTAGGACCTACGACGTTGGCACACAGTTCATCAAGGATAGCGGTGACATAAGGCGTGTTTTCATCCATATGTCGTGCACGTTCGCGTAAAGACTTCGCATCTTTATTGATTTGGTTGGCTTTGCCAGTAGAACGAGCATTACGTTTTTTGGTATGGAGATTAGCAGGCAGTGCGGCTTGGTATTTATTAATCAGGTTACGGTTATAAAGCCGTTCAGCCCCCGACTTAGGATTAAAATAACAAATGATACGATCGGCTATATTCAATTTACTCAAGGTAGTTTCTCCGGATCATACTGCGGCGTCCTCCCTGATTTTCACGGCTAATCAACTGCTGCAGACGTTCTATTTCACGGCGTACCGTTGCCAAACTCGCAAAGGTCAGCTTTTCCCCTTCTGCTGTTTCAACCGCTTGTTGCATCAAGATCTTTTTCTCGGCATCGAGATACCACTGCAGCCGTTCACGTTGGGTTGTCATCCAAAAATTCCTTTTGAGTGGTTATATCGTCGACGCGCCACCCGCTCAAACTTCGGCGTTTGGTCTGCATCAACCACATTGCTATTAAATTGCCAATCAGCGGCCCATGCTGGCGGATTATCCCAGTGGATATCATCACCGCCTTTGTAATGCATACCCGCTTCAGCATAGGCACATAAATCAAACGACTCATTACGTGCACCATCAGGCTTTTGCCAATGGCCAAGCTCATCAATATATTCAACGGTCAGTTCATCAAACCACACCCGATCCGCCCAACCTGGTAAATGAAAGAACCGCGCACCAAACTCTAACCGTGAAAAGCTGGCAGCTACGCGGTTTTTTAAACGGTTGGTATGCAGCATTAACAGTGGGATTTCACCGTTGGCTAACTTACTGCGTTTATCGGGATAGGTTTCTTTAACCAGATCATCAATGTCACGGCTTGCCCCTTTCACTAATCGGAATAGGTGCGATAAGCCATGCCCTTTGAGGCGGTTATAAAACTGATAAGCATGATCGGTAACGGATGAGCTTTTTTGCTTACCTTTTTTCTTCTCGCCTGAGCCACCGGAATCACACAGGGTTAATACCGGCTTCATCACCCGTCCTGAACCATCCGCTAAGGGATAGGTTTTCTTGATCACTTGCTCAATCAATAAATCCCAATCTTCGGCATACACCATTGGGTTAATGCGGTCATTGTTACGATAGGGATTAGTAAGAATTTCAAAGCGGTCAATCACCCACCGTTGCAGCCCTTCGCCATAGACATGAGCTTGCACCACAAAACGTGGGTTCTGTTTGCCACCTTGCACATCGATGGACATCATTAAGAAGCGTCCACCCAATGGCACAATACCGCGCTCATGATCAGCAGCTCGCGCCATTAACTGATGCGCACCCACTTCTTGACCACGCGACTGCATCACATAAGGTCGCCCCATACGCACGTTGATAAAGGTTTTTAATGACTCTTCATCACCACAGTCTTTGTACAAGGCATCCGCATTTAAAAAGCGATACACCAAGTTTTCCCAACTGGCATAGGCTGCCACAATGCCTTCAAACCAAAACGTTGCCCATTTACTGGTTCGAATGGCTAATTCATCGGTAATAACCTCACCATATTGGTCAATTGCCCCATCACGAAACCAACGCCCTTCAAGGTTCATGGTCTGTTTTTGTGATTCAGTATGACGATGGCAACAACGAGGACATTCAACCCATGCGGTTTTAGCCGCTTCTAAAGGCTCAGCATGTTGTTCCCATTTAAGGGTTTCAAAATCAGGACGAAAATAGCTATTACAGTCTTGGCATAACCAATAGAAACGGCGGCGATCACCTTGGTTATATAAATCAGCAATACCACCACAAGGTTGGGATTCATGCGGTGATAAATCTTCAATACGTTTAGGGTTACGTACAATACGACCAGGAGAAGATTCTGCCATCACCATGCCGGATGATTTCGCGTTTTGGACACGCATTAGCATCAGTTCAAACTTAGAACCTTCTTGACCTACCGCATCATCAGCACGATCGTAATCGGTCGCGCCGGCATAACGATAGGTGGACGCAGATAAACTGGTTTCGGTGGCAGAATCCAACTTTAAGATCATGCCATTTTTAAATTTCTTCGAAGTGATATTGTCATCAGCCTTACGCCCTGTTCGCAGCTTGGCAATGCCTGCGGTAGCTGAAAAGCTTCGTTCTAAATCGACCTTCGACATATCGGTAGCTTTGGTCTTGGTACTGTAGATAAGCAGCATGTCACCAGGGGCTTGGGTGACGGTGTAATTTATCCAACCTTCCACCATGGCTTTGGTTTTACCTGAACGCGCAGGACCAACCACAATCACCGCTTCATAAATACGCCGAGCCAAACAATTTAACGGCTCTCGCATGTACGGTACTTGTGACGATAGAAACTTAGTCACATCGGTACCATCAGAGATCCACAGTTCATCATCAGCCGCTTCCACCGGTGTTTTATCCGTGGGTGCGCACAAGTAAGCAAAACTGCGCCGAATATCTTTGGCATTGGCAAACTCAATCCCTAAACGGGCATCAAACTGTCTCAAGCTCATCAGCGACCGCCTTTAAATCGAAATTAAGCAGAGTTTCTAAATCTTCAAGTTGTTGCGGTGTCGCGGTAGGAATAGCGGATTCAATACGGGTGATCACCTTGTCTTTAAAGCCTTTAACGCTGGCAATACAGACAGCAATTTCATTCTCATAATCTTCTTTGGTGACACTCTCACCAGATTCCCGCATCAAAATCAGCTTTTCACGTTCACTTTGTACATACGCCCGTAATTCAGCTGCAGTTTTAAACCCCATTAAATCGGGTGCATCTGATTCTTTACGCGGTTGTTGGCATAGGTACGGCGCGACTTGCACCACATCATAAAGTGGCGTGTTGCCCTTATAAGCGACAGGAGAAACCCCTGCCGCTTTTAAGTTCTTACGAATGGTTGAACGATGTTTACCAAACTGTTCAAGTTCGGTGGTATTCCAAAAACGTTTTTCATTATTCATGGCACTCTCAATCGTGGTTATGGCTCTCCCTCTGTAATGGGTAACGCCGCACAGTGTGTTGGATCGTTATAACAACGGCGTAGGTTTTCAATTTGTGCAGCGCACAGCGAGAAATGGTGTAACCACACCGGATCACGTTTAGCGGCTTCACCCCAAGTCATGGGCGGTTTATAGAAAGGTTGTTTGCAGCTAATCAAATACGCGGCAGGTGGTTTGATGTATTCAATTTTGTATTGAGTCACCACTTGCGGGCTTGGTGTAGTACAACCACTGACTAGCGTTAGGGATAGGCAAATCAGCACACTTTTCATGAGCAATATCCTTATCGATTTGACGTTGTGCTTTTAACGCCCGTTGTTGCCATTGCTGACGTTGACGTTCGTTATGTTCAGCGGCTAATCGTTCTTGGTGGGATGCTTGCTCTAAACGGGTAATGGTAGATAGCATCGACTGATTAACTTCCACTAACTGCTTTGATTGGGTTTGTTGTTCCACAACCAGTGCTTGAGTCGCTTCCAGCTTTTTCACTGTCTGTGAATACGTCCACGCCAATATCGATAATGCCGTTATTGCACCAACAGTCCCGATGAGCTTGAACTTACTGATAGCCATACAAGCAAACCTTTTGCTCTGCTAAACGGCGTTTAACGATGCCTGCACAGTGACTGCTATCGAGTCGGCAATCTTTACCATTCACAAATACCCACCGTGGAAACTCATTACAAGCTGCGGTTAACTGCCCTGCTTTAAGCTTCTTGAGATAGGTAGAACTGCGAAAGTTGCCAGCTCCGAGGTTAAACACGAATGACACTGCCATATCGTATTGAGGGCCAGCAGCTAATGTCACTTGCCGATCAACCACCTTTTCCGCTGCGCTGATATCTTCAATGTACCAATCCGCTATGGTTTCGGTGGTTGCTTTGTCGCCTTGTTTTACTCCTGTGGTATGGCCTAACCCTGCAGTCCAACGGTCGGCACTGCATTGATAAGCGGATGATGAACACCCCTCTAAATTACTGATAAACGCTAATCCATCAGGGGTGGTTTTTAAATCGTGATCGGTACCCGCTACAACCGCCAACACACTGGCGACCAAGCAGCCAATAACGCCACTAGTCTTCTTCAATTTGCTCATAGATTTTCTTCACCTCTGGATGGTTTTGCAGGGCTTTGAGGGTTCGATGTCGATAAAACCAGTTAATAAACGCGGTAAATACGGTGGCAAAAATAGAGATGAGCACCCCTATTTCGTTCATGGAAAGACCAGAGGCTACACCGGTTAAACCTGCCCACAGGTAGGCAAACCAGCTAATAACTTTCTCTCTCATAGGCGAATTTCAGACATAAAAAAACCGCCTCAAAGGACGGTTATGGATTTAATGGAATCCTAAAACGACAAAACCCCACCGAGTAGGTGAGGTTCTGCAATGTGGGGATTATGTCTATTTAAGAACTTTATGTCAATTAATATTGTCATACATTTAAAATGTATATAACCATTCGAAATTTTTTATCAAACGTCTACAGTACTTTATTCTATTCAATAATATCTGTAGCACAAAGTCTATCAACATAATTCCATAAATCTTCAAATGGTAATTGTATCTGTTCTGATACTTGCATCAAACAATCCATACAATATAATAATCGAATTCGATTTATATAACGACTATCCTGACAAAACTCAAACTCTGATTTATTATATGTTACATTTGGCTGTATAAACCCGTAATTTTCAACATCTTGACTATCCATAATATCAAAAATAATAGCAGCAGTTTCAGTTAATCCACTTTTCAGAGTCAATATTCTATATATAATCTTAGTTACAATGAACTTATAACAGTCAATATTTTCTTCACTAATTTGATTAAAAGCTGATTTAATAAATAAAGCATTAAGAATATTCATAAGTCTTTGAACATCATCTTGAAATAGTTCTATAAATATATTAACGACATCATCATTTTTACTTTGACACACAAAATCTATACATAAATCGGGAAAATCCAAATAATTACTTTGTTTTGAAAAACGAATTATATGTTCAGCAACCTCTACTGAATTAACATTAGTCTGAATAAAATCAAGATAATTTATTGTAGCTAAAGGACAACACTTAAACTCTTCAGCTGTTAATATTCTCAATATAAGTGGATCTAAAACAAAATATCCATACCCTTTAACACTAGCTAATGTTATTGATGCCCGAGTATTATATGAAAAAAGCTTTTGACCCAGAATAGTAATCATAGGCATATCAAATTCTTTATCATTATGAATTTTACAACGTTTTAGTAATAATCTAACATTGTCAGCTAAATTATCTTTCGGTTCTAATATCGGTTGATTAGTATACGAGAAATAATCATATTCTTTATCAAAATAAATAGTAGAGTCTTCTCCACAATTAAATAACCAACCTTCAATAGACTTTCTAGTCCCTTCAGTAATATGTATATTATTATTAATTAACTGCTCATGACACCCTATAGCAACGATTAAAGCAAAGCCAAATTCATCTAATACTATATCTTTATCATTTAATTCGATTTCTTCATTATTACTAATTAAGCTGAAATAATTTGAAACTTTACCTGACAAGTAACCTTGTAATGCTTGAGAAAAACTATTTATTCCTTTTACATACTGATATTTAAAATGTAATGATAAGTCAGAAGCAAGTGTTGTTTCTCGATGCTCTTTATTAGTATCAATTGATTCAATAAAATCAACCAATGATTGGTATACTTTTGATGGATCAGAATCAATATTACCTTTCCAAAAAGGAACGTTCATATCCATATCCATTAATTCAGTAGCAAGACGATATGCGCCTAATAAAGGGGATATTTTTTCACGTAGAACCCCAAAATTACCAATAATGAATGATTCCCCACACTTTATTTTCTCTAATTTACAAGTTAGAGGTGAATCAGATGAAATCAGATAAGTCCCTTGTTGCGCACAAAGTTGAGGAATTGAGCAAACTAACCGAATTTCATTTCTACCACTCATCGAATAACAAAATGCCCCAATAAAGGGTGAATCAGTAGAATACCTATACTCTTTAGATAAAGCACCATTCGGTAATGACGATACAAATCGAAAAATATTCTCTGCATACTTTTGTGGTTCAACAACAAACCAATAAAGTATCTTATCGGTAATATCATCTAAATGGTCAATCATCTCTGATAGTAATAACCAAGAATAAGGGTCTTTTGGATCATCTAACACATCTAGATCAATTACTGATACTATATCCCTATAATCTTTATTTTGTTGTTGGCGAATATTAATCAAATTCATCCATACATAACGTAAACAAGAATTATCATTAGGGTTATCTAACAACTGATAAAAATACTCATAAGATTCATCTAATTCTCCTCTCGAAAGGGCAAGCTTTGCTCTTAGAACGATGATAGTCACAAGTAGATTATCATCTGCTGCTATCAATTTAAGCCTCGTATCTAAATCATAATACTGAGATGTACTCAGTAATAAATTGAGATATCGAATATAAACAGGTGACACCCAAGGATTTTCAAATTCTTTAAATCTAGGTTTAAGTAGCATTAAAGCTAATTCTGATAAATCTTTTTCTATTAGTTTTTCTGATAGATTAATTAAAATAGCTAAAAAAACATCTTCACTCTCAAGAGATTTAATTAAGTAAAATATATCGTTACGACAAGTAGACTCGTCTAAATGATCATACATAACTGCTAGGAATACAAGATTTGATAAAATGACAGCAGGAGTCTTCTCAAGTTTTTTTATTTTTTTATACGTTGCTTTTATTTGTCCAGGCTTTGCTTTTTTTGAAAATTGCTCCAATGTAATAATAGCTGTAAGTGTACCATCTTTGCTATTTTGTATTATTTTTTCAGCTAGCTTCTCAGGTGATGATTTTCGTATAATACTATCTTGTAATTCTTGTTCTGATACTGATACTAATATTCTAAGATTAATTCCTGGTATAGGCTGAAAAGCTTCTAATTCTTGTTGATGCTTTTCCAAAAAGCTTAATAATCGAATATCTTCAGCTTGAGTATATGATGCTAATTGAACAGCAATGAAAAATAAGTCATTTGAATAACCATTACTTTCTAAAAAATCAATAACTCGTTGAATAATAGTATTCAAATACTCTTTTTTCTGTTTAGTTAATAAAAAATAATCCGTACCAATAATAAGATTAAGATCGATACATTCTAATAGCAGAATTTCTTTTTTATATTCATAAACAAAATCACGAGCTTTAAGAATACTTAAAATTTTTGATGAAACATCAGAATTACCATATGAAATAAATAAGTTTAATATCAGTTTAAGTGTCGGAATACTGCATTCATCAAGAGAAAAAGGAAGACAATCTATATCTTTTAAATCAGTAGTACAAATATAAGCTTGTTTAGATAATTCGCCAATTGAACGACTAAAAAGTTCAAATTTACGTTCCTCATCTCCCCTTTCTGACATAATGATAATCGCACCAGCGAAAAGACAATCCTCATAATCAGGTGATAGTTTAATAGTAAGACTTCCTAGCTCACTCAACAACTTAGTTTTTTCTTCTTGAGTTACCACTTGCTTAATAAGTAACTTACAGGCAATAAAGCTAATATGCTCTTGGTCTGTTAATGGAATTGCAGAAATAGCACTCAGCAATCCTGTAATCGACTCTCCTTGACTATACATCTGGAGCAATTGATCGATTAATATTTTAATAGTTGGGCTTAGGTTCACATTATTTTTAAATGCAGTTTGCACATCATTTTGCTCAACTACTAATGCTGGATTATGAGTTGAAAACATAACTGGTCCATTTATAACACAACCAGTTAGAATTGCGCCTAAATTATCACCAGAAACTAATATGTCATTATGTAAATCAGTCATTTATTTCAAACCAATTAAGACTTTTCCGGTGCTTGGCTATTTATAAAACTAACCCCGCCATTAATTGTACTTCCAGTAATCACTTGACCAGTATTATTATGAATATGCACATTATTATTAATACTCGGTCGAGTATTAAGTTTATCTAATTCAGCTTGAATTGCTATAGACTGTTCAATAATTGATGTTATATCTTCTGAATTTTTACAATTCGAATAATCAAGCTTCACTAGTTCATTTGATATCGCACTGCTAATCGTCTCATTAATACCTAAACTATCAGTAATTTTCATGCCAATATTTTTTATTGTTATCGGTGCACAAAACTTAACCAAATCATAAACAATACCACCTAAGATAGAACTAGTAATAAAATCCATTTCCCTTCTCTATATTTTTAATAAATTAAAAATCATTATATTACATATAATTATCCTAACAAGTACAACTTAATCCTTTGTAATATATTTTTGTGACTTAATTAAACTAACATGCAACTTTCTCTTTCAACTTGCTCTTCCATCACCATAACTGCTACAGCCCTATTTTCTACCAACCACAACACCAACAGACTCAACACCACGTTATAACGCTTAAAGCGGCTATAAGTAACAGGCAATACTTGCGCAAAATACGCAAAGCGCGTTTCTTGCGTCCATACAATACGACCCGCTTTACAGCATTGGCATTTACAACGATTACGGTTCTTATCCACCACAATGGCGCTACCATTACACTCAGGACAGACTTGACCACTCTGTTGAGTAGCTTCAGCAATAGCAGTAGCACATAAGGCTGTTAACGCCTTTTCAGGGTAAACACCACGCCAATCTTCCATTAATCGTAATGTTTCCCCCCTGGTCGCTATTTGCAGTTGTTTAAGTGCATGAACATCTCTTAGCCCTTCAACAAACAGTACCAACCACCCTACTGGCGATTCATGCCAACATAACCCCACTACCGCCAATTGTTCTTCTGCAGACAATAACGCTTTACCACCGCCAGATTGAGGATCGTAGTTAATCCCTTTAATCGCAAATTTACTCAACAGGGTTTCGATTCTCATGCTGGTTGTGTTCCTTTATTAATTCTAAAACTTGCCCAATTAAACGTTACCCACTTACCGTCTTCCATAATGCGATCGACAGCTGCGCGGCCTAAGGTTGTTATAAGTTCATCACTCTGAAGGTTGGTAATCACCCCTGTTGGTTTTTCTAGGGTATAACGTTCATCAATGATGCGGTTTATCATTACTCGCTCGTTATTGCTGTTGTGCTGAACGCCCAATTCATCTATCACCAGCAAATCAACATTACTCAGAAAACGAATCAGTGCTGTTTCACTGGTTACTGAGTCTTGACGGTAGGTATCACGAAATTTAAGCATCAATTCGGCAACGGTGATCACCACAACTGATCGGCGTTGCTGAAGTGCTTGATTGGCAATCGCACACGCTAAGTGGTTTTTACCTGTACCTGATGTACCCGCAAAGATGAAACCACCACATGCACGATCATTCAGTAAATTATCGACAAACGTTTTTGACTCATTGAACGCATGTTGCTGACCTGTATTCTGAATCACGAAGTTATCAAAGCTACAGTGTTGGTGACGCTTCTTGATACCTGAGCGCCCTAATGCTTTTGACACTCGCGTTTGTTGGTTTTGCTCATAAAGATTCTTAGCAACCACATCGGCTTCACGCTGACGGATGGCTTGCATTTGCTCGTAAGTGTATGGCTTCACATGGGCTGGCATGGTTTGCGCTAAACGTTGCATGATGTTCATCGATAATCCTCCGGTGGACCATATTTGCCATCGCTGGCACCCATTCGCTGTGTGGTTGAGATTTGTTTGTTAGTACGCTCTGCTGCCCACTTGTTGGCATTGCGCATGCCGTTACGCCAAGCAGCTACCCAATCTAAATATTTACAATCACGGGCTTTCATCGCATCCGCCCACTGACAGGTTGCGGCTTGTGCATCCAGTGTGAATCCTTGTGCTGAGTACCACTGCTGCATCGACTCGGTGATGGTGAAATCATCTGCCAGTTCGGTTTTCAATTTACGCTGAACACGAACAGGCTTGGTGTTATGTTCCTGTGGTGCTGGTTGTGATTGCTCAGTGATTTGAGAATCTTGATAAGCATCCTCGCAAGGGACTACAGGGTTATTGATCTGTTTTATCGGATCTGTATTGGATCTGTTAATGGATTCGGTAATTTTCCCGTTTCCTAGGTTTCGGTGAGATCCCCGAATGGATTCGGTAATATTCCCGTTTCCATTCGGTAAATTTACCGAATCGGAATGTTGGCTAAAAAAGATGATTTCCATTAGCTTTGATTCGTTGAATTTGTAGTGCACTGTCGGTACACCATTTGCCTTCTTACGGGCTGTTTCTAGGCAATCATTTAAGCGTGTTTTTAGCTTCTTCAATGCATAACGAACTTGGTCGACAGAGAAGCCTAATTCATCCGCCAATTGCTCATGACGCTTATAGAACCAACCATCTGTTCTAGTGGTACGGCCTGACCAAAACACTAACTGAGAAAGCACTGCAGCTTGGTTTAAATCACCGTTACAAAAACGAATGTAAACACGCGGAATACTGATATTAGCTTCGTTACCTGATAGCTCGCGTATTGCGTTAAATAACCCTGACATACCGCCCCCGTACCTGTATTGATGTAATGTTGATAGCTTGATAACACTTATTCATAACTGCCAACCTTATGGTTTTTAGCGGTCATTAAGGTTTCTAAATACCCCAGTAAAGGTTTATGAGAGCCTTCACTTTCTTGTACTTCACGATAAGCAGCACGAAGCTGTTCTACGGTGGCGTTATCAGGTAGCAATAATAACGATGACAATGCTTCGGATGATTCTTTGTTAAACATCGCCAGTAGCTGATCACGTTTAGGTGTTTCACTTCCCGTTCCTATTACTGCTACGGAAAACCCAAGTGGATTTAAAAACGCATTGAGCGCATCAGAAGCTCGTTGTTTAGGTAAGGCAACCAAAATAGCCGGTAACAAATCCATCATGGTGGCTTTGGCTTCAATACTGGTTCGTTCTAAATAACGGAAAAAGTTTTGTTGGTTGTTCTTATCATCAGCCCCTACCGGTTTAAGCAATTGCTTTCGTTGTGCATCAACTTCAAACGGTAAATCCATATTGTGATATTGACGGGCAACTTTTTGAGCAATGAACTCTTTACTGACTTCAGTACGCCATCCCTCAACAGCGTTACGCATAACGCTTTTTAGGCTCTGAATTGACATGCGGGTTTTCCTTAACTGTATAAATAACCAGAAGATGGACAATCATCTATAATCAGATTGTTTCGTTACTATTTTGTTTAGGGTTAGGAAATACTTGCTCAAAGGTGCAATTGGCACCTAACTCATTGAGTGCATTCACGATCATCCAACATGTTTTTAGGTTGGGTTTTCTAATTGATGCTTCAAAATTAGAGATTCGAGATGGACCGCTATCTAATTTTCCAGCGAGTTCCGCTTGAGAAATATTAAGCAGTTTCCGTTGCTGTGCGATTTGATTCATTAAAGCTCCTTGGTTACCGTCAAGATACACATTTCGTGAATTATTATCAACTCAAAAATCACAAATTGTGTGTTATTTAATTTCACGCTTCGTGATATTTTATGAATATGGATAAAAAGACTGAAGTAGGACTGCGTTTAAAGCAGCTCCGTATAAAACAAGGCATTAGCCAAAAAGACCTAGCCGAACTTTGTGGTTGGGGACCTTCGCGTATCAGTAACTATGAGTCTGGATTAAGAAGTATTAATTTAGATGATGCTGACATGCTGGCTAAACATTTAAGTATTAAGCCCTATCAGATTTTATTTGATGATGATGAGCTAACCAGTTTTGCCAATGTCACCACTATTGATATCCAACCGAACTATCAAAAATCATTCCCTGTTTTAAGTTCAATTCAAGCTGGTGCATGGACAGAAGCGTGTGAGCCTTACTTGAAAGATGAAATAAGCGAATGGTACGGTACTACTGAGCGCACAAGCCCTAATTGTTTCTGGCTTCGTGTTCATGGTGATTCAATGACATCATCAAGTGGTATTAGTTTTCCAGAAGAAACACTGGTTCTTGTTGATGCCGAACGAGAAGCCCAAAACGGCTCATTGGTTGTAGCTAAGTTAACTGATGTAAATGAAGCCACATTCAAAAAATTGGTTATCGATGCAGGCCAGCGATTCTTAAAACCGCTAAACCCTCAATACCCTACTTTACCCATTAACGGTAATTGCAAAATTATCGGGGTTGTTATTGATGCCAAACTAAAACTGTTTTGATCAGTAACACATAAACATGAACCGCCTTCCTGGCGGTTTTTTTATACCTAAATTTTAAATTCACGATTTGTGTTGACATGGTAAACACGTTTTGTGTATCTTTGTATTACACAAAACGTGAATTAAATGCTTATCATAGCTTCATAATACAAGGATGAATGATCAATGTGTTCTCATTTCGACACTGCTCAAGGGGCAGTAAAACTCATTAAATCACGCAATAGTGATTGGCAAGAATGTTGGGAACTATTGATCATTCCAAATCCAACAACTGGCTGGGGTGTCTCAAAATCTTATCCACTTGAAACCGACATCACCCAAGAACTTGTCGAGCAATTTGCTCATGAAGCTATTCACTTTCTATAACGTATCTCGGCTTATGACTACTAATGATAAAAAACGTGAACAAGCACGTAAACGCGCCCAACGTTTGAGAGATAACCGCAAAACCAATGGCGTGACCAATTTCCCTCTTCCATTAAATAATATGGAGATCGAACGGTTAAATGAGATCTGTAAATTCTTCTCTTATCCCAATACAGCTTGTGATAACACAGAAGCATTACAACTAATGATCCATCGTATTCATGGTGAGATGGAACAAATCAAACAATCACTAGGTACTTGCCAACATTGTGGTGAGTCATTACCGGAAGGATGTGCAAAATTAAAGGCAGGAGGCTTATTTAAAGGTGATGCCCGTTGCTGGCACACCATGAATCGGGTTCGTCTTTCTAATTTTGTTAGTACAACATGCGAATAAGGAATCAAACATGTTCGATTACAACAGCTACCCTACTGTAAACATCTCATATACCACAGAAAACAGCTTAAACGTGACACCGTCACACTATAAAAGTAAACAAGAAAAGCAACTACCTGATTCACCGCCACCAGCAAAAACTTATGCTGAACTTAATGAACAATCAACGCATCTTTTAATTAGTCACGTTGAAGTTTTAGAGATGTTTCAAATCACAAGTCGAGCAACAATTTATAAGTGGCGACAAACACGCGGTTTCCCTGAACCAATTACACTGATGCCATTACGTTGGTTACGTTCTGCCGTTGAAGAATGGAAAAATAATACCAGTCGGTTTGGAAAGCGGTTTTAGATACAAAGCGATCTTGGTGAGAGATCGCTTTGTTTTTTTTGATAATAACAGTCAGGGATAAATTATGGCGAGTATTAACTATGAACATTCATTAGATGAAAAAATCTTAGTTGTTTATGAACATGATTCCTTCAATGATATTCAAGAAGCATTATTAACGTGGTGTTACCATCAATATATAAATTGCACATTCAAAGTTTATTTTAATAACTACAGTCATGAGTTAACTCATATTGGATTTGTAAAACTCAGTTATAACGACACTGATGCTATATATGTCATTCAGCAGTTCACTGTTGATCATGAAGAACTATCAACCCAATTAGATATGGTTAAGTTTTATCAAGACCGATGCCGATTAAAATCTGAATAGAATTATTAAGTGGCGACAAATACGCAACGTCCCTGAACCAATCACACAGATACTCTTGCATTGGTTACATTCTGTGGTTGAAGAATGGAAAGATAATCAAGTATAGATAGATGATAATACCCTATACAATAAAATGTCTGAGTATTGCTTATCTAACTACTGTATAATAAAGGATTACACTTTCAAAAAACAATGAACAAATGAAAAGTCAAGCTTTAAATAAAGATGAAATTTATTATAAGACAAAAATGATCGATTACATCCTTCAAAATAATGAAAAATCAATCTTCGTTTCTGAGTTTCCTTTTAATTTCCAGAAAAGGCGCGCTGACATTCTAACTATTGATGATGATTTAACTCATGCGATTGAAATTAAAAGTGATATTGATAATATATATAAATTAAAT